CTTGTAATGTCTAAAATTGAACACATTAGGGAAGAAATCAATTGTGATAGAGTTTGGGTAACTCAGTTCCATAATGGAGGTAATTTCTATCCTACGGGTAAATCTATGGCCAAATTCAGTATGATTTATGAAGCCGTTGGTCCTAATGCTACCTCTAAACAAAATACATTTAAAAACCTACCTGTTAACCTTTTCACTAAATCAATCAATCAGTTGTTCGAAAACGATGTTATTGAAATTGCTGATTTTAAGGATGAAACAATTGCAACTTATGGGTTGAAATATATAGCAGAGGAAACTGCTTGTAAATCTCAATATATTTTCGCAATCAAAACAATTGACAACAAATTCATAGGTACATTGGGAATTGATTTTACCAAAAGAAAAACAAAATTGGATATGGAAACCATAAATCACCTCGCAGTACATGCAAGTTCTTTAGGTGGGGTTTTAATGAATCACTTAAAACAATAATATAATGAGTAACAAAACGAATTTCAAAAGTAAAATGGAAATGTTAGGTCATGCGGCATCAAAAAACTTACTTGATTTTATTGACAACGAAACAGCCAAAACATCTTCATTTTACCAAAAACTAATAACATTATTTGAATCAACCATCAAATCAAAGTTACCAAATTGTAAATTTGAATTTTTCAATTCATACGCTGATGCACCCACAAGTACATTTTATTTGTACTTGAAAAGTAAGGACAATAAATGTTTAGATGACCTTAAAAATTTATTACCTCCTGAAATTACTGGTGGTTATAACCAAAAAAAAGAATTTTACTTAGCTATGAAAGGAAGTGTACAAGCAGACTCTCCTGAACAAGCAGAAACCTTAGACCAAAAATTAGCAAGAGTTTATGGTGATATTACACCATCATCTATATCATCCAATAAACTAACTGCTGCAGACTTCCAAAAGGAAAGTATTTTAGATGATATCAACAGGATTAAAAAACTAATTAATGGATAATTTTATAAACCCGTTAAGTAACACAATAAAAAAGTACCAAGGACAATCAGATGGTGAATATTTTGTTGAGTTTATAAATTCCTCAGGTTTACCTGTACTAAGTCCTTATGATGGTATTGTTACGAACACTAGAGAAACCAATAGTGGTTACAAAATTAAGATTTTACATAGTGTAAATAACGAAAGTATTGAAACTACATTCGAAAATTTATCAAGTATAAATGTCTCGTCAGGTCAAAGAATTTCTAAAGGGGATAGAGTAGGTATGACAGGAAACAAACGAGTGAAATTATACATCTTTAATAAAAATACTAATAGAACTGAAAAACCAAAAAAATGGTTACCTGAACCTTTTGTTACCCAAACTGACACAACAAGTAGTGAAGAAGAGGAAATCTTATCACCCAAAACAACTAAAAAGTTGAGTACGACATACAAGGATTCCAAAGAGTTACCAGCAGGTATAGAAACTATATTGGCTTTACCCTTCACAGCAATGAAAAAAGGAATTCAAAATATGTTTTCTGATAGTGAAAAAGCAAACAGAGAGAGAGAGGAAAGAAAACAACAAAAAGAATTAGAAAAGGAACTGAAAAAAAAGGAGGAGGAAAAAAGACAAAAAGATATTTCACCAGACATTAGATTCGAAAGTTACAAAACTAATATAGTCAAAGAAGAAATTGATAGAATAAAAGAACTTATGAAATAAAAAAATCCCCATCTTAGAAAGTGGGGATTTAATTTTTTTAAGAAACACTAACTATTTTTCAACTTTAGCTGTATCAACAGATGGAGTTGTAATTGTAGTAGTTTCAACTGCTGTAGAATCTTCAGTTGTAGTTTTTTCTTCTGTAGCTGTAGTAGTTCCACATGAAGTAAGGATTGTGCTTAGAACAACGATTGTTCCGAAAAGTGCTTTTCTCATTTTGTTAACGAATTTTTAAGATTTTTAAATTGATTTAGTTATTAAACACTTAATAAATACGCATTAAACTTTAATAAGTCAAATGGTGTTGAAATTTTTTTTGTTAAAATTATAATTATTGAAAAACTAAATATGAATTGGAAACACACCTTAATTATTGTAGTGTCTATTTTGTTTATTGGAATGGGTTTGGGTTATTTGATAAGTTATAACGCAAAGGAAACTAGAAATCTCCACCAACAACTAATAGATGCTGAAAGAAAAGCTATTGATTCTTTATACAAGGAATTGGAAGTTATGAAGACTGAAAGGGAAACTATGGAATCCCAACTAAATGCACTTACTACTGGTATTAGAATTAGTGAGTCAAACTTATCAACAAAAATAAACCAACTAAAAATTCAAAACAATGTTAAGATTGAAGCTATTACTAATAGTACTAATGATGAGCTGCTCGATGGTTTACGCACAAGATTTGGCAAAAAGTAACAAAGATTCCGTAAGTCCTAAAATAGATTTAGTTGTTATAGATGGAGATACACTTTTTACAATCAATAGAAAGGTTGCGATACAAATAGCAATTGAACACGATTCCTTGGAAATTGTAACAAGTAAATTGAAAGAATGTAATGGTGTATTAGATTATTGTCTTGAGGTTAAAAATCAGTACAAAACAGCATTAGACCAATCCCAAGGTGTAAGTGATATGTTGAGAAAAGAAATTGAAAAGAAGGACAAAATTATTGGTAGTTACAAAAAGATTGATGAATCTCAACAAGCTATGTACAAAGAACTGAATACTGAATTTAAGAAAGCTAAAAACAGAAACAAGTGGTTGACAGGATTAAGTATTGGTGGAGTGACAGTAGGATTCACTTCAATTATCCTTTTACTTCTTAAGTAATTATATTATATTTTTTATGTCTTAGGACATAAAGATTAAATAATTTATTATTATGGAAATTACTTATTTTGCTTTGGGTATGCTCTCGATGGTGGCTCTGATTTTTGTTGGAATTATTGTTTGGGGTTTGTTCAGGGTCAGTAAAATTGAGCGACAGATTGGTGTCATAAAACAAAACGACAGATTTGAGTTTGATAATGTTCAACGACAATTTGAAAATGTTTATCGAGCTATTGATAGTCAAAGGGATGATTACCGACATGAATTTGAATCCGTATTTCGTAGGTTTGAAACAATCGAGGAAAATTCAAGGTTGAATACCAATGAACTTGTTAGAACAATGGATGAAAGGTTCAATAAAATGGAACAACACCAATTCGGAAAATTCCATGAATTACATGGGATGATAATGGAGAGGCATACTGCTTCAACTAGTTACACAGACAAAAGAGTTGATAAGTTATTAAATCAAAAAGAAGTACTATAACAATAAACCCCTCCGATAAAGAGCGGTTTTGTATTTTTATAATATTTATTATAAAAAATTAAAATTATGAAAAGAATTATAAGATTAACTGAATCGGATTTAGTTAAATTGGTAAAAAGGGTTATTAGTGAACAAAACGAAAATACTAGTACACCAACAGCAACTTTATTAAGAACAAATGTTCTTGAGTATACTGGTAATTTAATTAATAATGTGTATGATGGATTTTATTCTCTCCCACAGACAAGTGGAATTTTGATTGGTAAAAATATAAGCGAATTGCAAAATTATTATGGTTCTGGAACAAGTACTAAAACCCAACAAACAGATGAAATGAATTCAATCACCTTCCAATTAAATAAAATAATACAAGGAAAAAATGTTGGTCAAAAAATTGATTTGAGGTTAAATGGTAAATCAATTTTAAGTTTACCTATCGAAAAATCTGATGGAATAGACACTAAACAATATTATGTAATGAATCAAGTCAAAATCTCCAATTTACAACCTGGTGAAAATTTAATTACTTGTGTCGTAAATAACAAACAATTAGATGCTATTAATTTTAACAAGTTTTACTTGAAGTTTAATGTCAAATAGAAAATAAATAATGTAACAAAAAACCCCTCCGATAAAGAGGGGTTATTTTATTTATTGATAATTCTGCCTTTTACCCACCCTTCGTTCAAAAAAGTAGATAAATCGTCTTTTTTAATTTTTTTATTTTGATTATCTTTTGTAATCCAAATTGTACCAAATTGTGAATTTGTTTCGCCTAAGCCTACATTTTTTTTTATCATAGACATTTTCTTTTTTGTCTCCTCTGAGTGTTTTCTACCTGTCCAATCAAAAGTAAAATTTGTTAATTTTCCTTCTTGGTGTCTTTTCTTTCCTGATTTAGACATAATTTCGGAATATTTTTTACGAAATTCTTCATCATTTTTTAATTTTTCTATAAAAATATGTTTTCCAATAACAGAACCTTTACTTTGAAAATTTGAAAAATGTTGGGCATTAATAAACCCACCTGATTCGCCACCAACTACTAAGTTCATACACAAACTATCGGATAATAATTCTCTATTGACAACTTCTTTTTCTTTTTCCAAAAGTATTTTTCTACTTGAGAAGAACTCTAAAATTTCTTTAGTGTGGTTTTCTTTTCCGTGAAAATTTATGGAATTCCATAATCTTTTACCACTACCAAAATAACCATCGTTTAAATTATCGGTAGAATGTATCCCAATATAAAATCTTTGTGTTTTAATACAAGTTATTTTATAAAGATAGTGGTATTTTCTATTTTCTGCTCTTATCATATATTTTTTTTTATATAAATATATGATAAGAACAAAAACTTCCGATGTGGAGGTATAGGGAGTCGAACCCTTTCCTGTCCATCTTAACTATTAAGGACTACATGTTTAGGACAACATTATTCGCAGTGTTCCGAGCTATTTGATTTTTATACTCCCAAAACCAACAAAATCGGCCAATTCATTTTTAGGGATGAGAATCGGTTAGACAACCCTATAGTGCTCCTGTTCCTGAGTTAATGCACCCCGACTCGAAAGTGGTAACCTATTGACTAGGCTACTACTGCTTCTTCAGCACGGATTAAACCTACTGCAGAAAGTTTGTTGATAACGTTGCCGTGTATCGTTTCAAACCAGTTTAACGGACTTAGTTCAGGTCCGACATGCCCCGAATAACTAACAACGTCAGTCGATACCAGATTACCCCCATATTTTCAATTAACTTTATACAAGGATAAATATAAATAATGAATAAACCAAGGTATTTATAAAGAAAAATATTTTTTATGACACCGAAGGAATTAGCTGATGAAGAATCAGAGATTAAATTTGAGGATGATAAGGTTTTATTTATCAAAGTGAAAGGGTATGACGCTATGGACTACTACGCTTCTGAAAAATTGAAGAGAGAATATAATAAGTTCAATAGATATGGTGATGTCTATTTAATCGTTGATAAAGATGGTGAGAATAGTTATGTATTGAATCAAGTAAGAAATGGCTATACTGATGTGTTGGATTTTGATGGGATGGTAAATAACTTTATGGATGTAATTGAGGATTATCCACAATTAGAATCGAAACTTGTTGAGTTCATTAAACCTGAGAACCCTTATGAAATGTTGTTATTAATTAAGGCGGGTAAAAAATATGATAAATGGGATATGAGAAGCATTGATGAATCTTTAAATGGGATGACACTTAACGAAAAGAATCCTGGTAAGAGTATGATTCAACTTATGTTTGATGCTGATGAATATATATCTTTTTTTGACTATAAAGAAGGTGAATGGGATGCAAGGATATTGGGGTCTATATTTGGAAATAGTTATTATGGTAGTTCTTTTGATTTGATACCTAGTGATATGACTTGGGACGATTGGAAAGAAGGTTATATGTTTGGTTCATTTGATGATAAAAACAAAAAAAAGTTGGATGATATTGTTTCATTTCTAATTCCTGGTGTAAAAGATTTAAAAGACAAAGATGAGGACAAATATAATAAGAGTGTTGCTCAGTTCTTAGATACCAATTTTCCGGTGGTTGGTGAAAGGATTGCTGATGAGTACAATTCATTAAGAAACGAATCCGCAGTAGAAAAAATCAAAGAAATTGGTATAAAAGATATTGCGGATGTATTCCAACAATATGGGGTTTTCAGAAAATCAGGTGTTTTTACAAATTATGTGACAACCGTAAATATCCTATTAAGTTTATATAAAAAAACTCAAAGTAAACAAGCAACAATTGTTGAACTATTTAAGGAATTGGGTGAAGAAATGGACTTAGATATTGGTTATTATAATGAAGTGGCTATGGATAGTTGGGATTTTGATTTTGAACAATTTAATGATGTTGTTGGTGACCAATTGGATACAATATTAGAAGAAATAGAAGATGAACCTGAAAAGTTTGAGGCCTTCAAAAACTATGCCGATGTATTGAAAAAACTTAATGATATGGGTTACCAAATTGGTGGTCAATATAAATTACCAAACACGGAAAATTCATTCAGAATTGACGAAATTAGAAAAGACGACTCAAAAGTAGTAATAGTTCATTGGAATAAATCATCAGGAAGGGGAGAAAGAAGAAGTTACACAATAGAAGAGTTTGTTAATTATTTACATTCACCAGAACTTTTTGAAAGTTTAGTAAAAAGATTGAAAAGAATTATGTAATATTGTTCTATGGAACAAAATATCAATTTTTTAAAAAGGGTTTTATCTGTCCCCACAAAAACATATAAAGAGGATTTAATGATTCAATTTTTAACCGAATGGTTGGTTGAAAATAATATTCCTTATTTTGTTGATAAGATGGGAAATGTTTATGCAACCAAACAAACTGATGAGGTTGAATATTTTCCTTGTGTCGTTGCCCACACAGATACCGTTCACGAGCTCGATACAATCAATATTCGTGAGATGATGTTACCCAATGACCAAAACGAATTAAAGATGGCCTTAAAGGCTTTTAATGACCAAGGATTACCCACTGGAATTGGGGGTGATGACAAATGTGGTGTTTATGTTTGTTTGGAGTTATTAAAACAATTACCAAATGTCAAAGCAGCTTTCTTTGTATCGGAAGAAACAGGATGTCATGGGTCAAAAAAAGCCGATAAAGATTTCTTCTCAAATGTTGGTTATGTTATGCAATTTGATGCTCCTGGTAATTGGATGGTCAGTGAGTATTGTATGGGTGTGAAACTATTTGATAAGGGTAGTGATTTCTTCGATAAATGTGATAAAGTATTAACGGAGGGTTTTAACAAAAGAAACAAATACCAATCTCACCCTTATACTGATGTTTACGCACTTAAACAACTATTTGATTTTTCTTGTATAAACTTTGCTGTTGGTTATTACAACTATCACACAGAACACGAATATGTAATTGTCGATGATGTTTATAATACTTTGGATATTGCTAAGAAAATGATTTCTGAGTTGGGAACAAAAAAATACACAAAGGAATACAAAAAATAAAAATCAGTATTTCAGATATATTTATAGATAAAACAAAGTATGGAAAATAAAAATATTGAGGAGGGTATTTTCGATTGGTTCACAGATAGATATCAAGGTTTAAAGGGAGCCTTTACAGGAAAGGGTTATGGTTATTTTAAATTTTTGAGTTCACTAAGAAACTTGGTTAGAAAACTAAAAAAATTGGATGAACCAAATGAGAGTGTTATAAACGACCTACAAAAATTGAGAACTGATATTGAACAAGCTAGTGGTTGGGAAAGTTTGGAAGATACTAAGAGAAAAAATTTAACTTTCGCAATAGACAAAGCAATCGAAAGTTTTAGGGAATATTCTAGATATGTGAATACAATAGAGGTGCTATCAACGAAAGTATTACAAGGTAAACCAACAAATACAACCCAAACTACACCAATACCACCTACTCAACCAACGCCTATTCAGACAACACCTACTCAGACAACAACAAGTCCGAATACTGGTGTTATTCCAGAAGGATACCGAAATGGGAAAAGGATTTTACAAGATGTAGAAAATATTAAAAACTTGATGAGATAAAAAAAAGGGACTATTCTGTCCCTTTTTTCTTTTTTGTCTTTTTGACTTCTTTATTTTTAAAAATAATTTTTTCTTCCTCGACAGTTAAAACATATTCTTCATTTTCTACAATAACTCCATTAAGAACTTCTTCGGAAACAAAATCCTCAATCTTATCTTGGATTGCGCGTTTAATGGGTCTTGCACCATATGTTTCATCAAATCCAACTTTAGATATAAGTTCCAACACCTTTTCATCACAACTGACATTATAATTTAACCCTTTCAATCTAGTTGTTAATTTATCTATTTCAAGTTTGACAATTTGTTTTACTTCATCTTCTTTCAAAGTGTTGAAAACTATAATCTCATCAATACGATTTAAAAATTCAGGGGCAAAGAATTTTTGTAATTCTTTTTTTAACATATCTCTTTTTTGTTCCTCTTCGATATAAGAATTACTCGAAGTTTTGAAACCAACACCAGTACCGAAATCTTGAAATTTCTTAACCCCAAGATTAGATGTCATAATGATAACACAATTCTTAAAATTTATTTTTCTACCCAAACCATCTGTTAAATGACCATCATCTAATACTTGTAATAAAGTTGAGAATACATCCTTGTTTGCTTTTTCTATTTCATCAAATAAGATTACAGAATAAGGTTTATTTTTAACTTGTTCGGTTAATTGTCCCCCTTCATCATAACCAACATAACCTGGAGGTGACCCAATTAATCTTGATATTGAATGTTTTTCTTGGAATTCTGACATGTCAACACGGATTAGGTTTTCTTCACTGCCAAATATTTCTTTGGCTAATTGTTTGGCTAAATATGTTTTACCTACACCTGTTGAACCCAAGAAGATAAATGAACCGATTGGTTTATTGGGGTCTTTGATTCCCAATCTATTTCTTCTAATACTCTTAGCTATTTTGGAAACAGCTTCAGATTGTCCAATAACCTTTGAAGATAGGTTTGAATCCAAAGAAGTAAGTTTATTAGTTTCGTCTGAGTTCATTTTGGACACAGGTATTTTGGTCATATTTGATACCACTTCATAAACTAATTCAACACTTACTTCTTTTTTCTTAACCAATAAATCCTTTTCGAACTTTTTCTTTTCTTCTTCCAATTTGTCCAATATCTTTGTTTCCTTATCTCTAAGGTCAGCGGCTAATTCGTAGTTTTGGGTTTTAACAACCTCTATTTTCTGTTGTTTTATATCTTGTGCTTTTTGTTTTAGTTCATCAATAATCTGAGGCATCTTAATTTCTACCTGACTTCTTGCTCCAACTTCATCAATAATATCAAATGCTTTATCTGGAAATTCTCTATCTGTAATAT